TACATCGAAAGGTAGATTGAATGTTATAGTCGGTGTTGTTCCTCTACGCATTTAAACCTCCTTCCTACCATTTAGCTTCAGGTAAATCTATCTTTGCTTTGACTCTTTCGAGTTTAGGATTCACATTAGTTGTGTTGCCCGAGGACTTTTTGGAGACGAGCGCTTCGCCCTTTGTGAACTGCGATGCCTTAATAGCTTTAGGTGCAGGAACTTTCGCTTTGCGCGAGCTACCGCCCCATCTATGCCACCTACGCCACCTGCGTCTGCGGTATCTGCGATATCCCTTAAGCGTTTTACCGTCCCAATCGTACCAACCAAACATATTACGTTTACCACGGATTGCTTGGTAGGCTGCGATTCGGGCTTCATCGCTCAGACCCTCGGTCTCAAGAAGAGCCTTTTTATACTTGTACGCAGAGTCGATTGTGTCTTTGTTCAAGCCGTCTTTGTATTTATGGCTTTCGTACTCAGCGTTCTCGATTATCTCAGCCCATTTAGCCTTAGTGATTCCGTACTGCTCGAGGTTGTTGTCGTAATACTTCCCCTGCTTGCTTGAGTTGAGGTCGTTTTGGAACTTGAACTCTCCTTCGTCGTTGCCACGCTGATTAACGTACACTTCGTAATTAGCGCTTCTTCCTCTGCCAAGGCGTTTGTCGTAAAGCGTATCCATCATCCTGCGTTTCTCGTAGTCTGATGCGTTCTTAAACTCAGGCGTGTTGTACAGATATTCACGAGCCTTTTCTTCGTCCTCGGGAATCTCTCTGAGGATTTGCTGTGCTCTATCGCCGTGCGAATCTCCGAACCAACCGCTTCTTGCAGTGACGAGATTGTATGCCATGTCGTAGCCTGACGTCTTGTAAGCCCTGCCCGCCATTTCGCGTTCTTTAGGTGTGAGGTCGATGACCTTTGCGTACTTCTTCTCACCTATCTGAGCTTTGTACTCCCTATCCTCGTCAAAGTGCGGTGGCTGATACGGCTTGCCCTTGTCGTCTTTAATTGACAGTTCAACCTTGTCTGCTTCAGGAATGTGAACCTTTCGTCTGCTGAACGGGTCGTTGTAATTCTGAAGCACGGCTTTAGCTTTGTCGGTGCTTGTTTTTCTCTCGTTGATGAGATTGCCGTGCCTATCGACCTTATGCGGAAGAACCTTCTCGTTGAGAACAGGCACTGAACTAACAAGACTATTCCTGTTACGCTCAATCATTCTCTGCGTTTTGGTAGTTTCCTCGCCCTTCTTGACGCCCGTATCGAGGTCTGCGGAAGTTGTTCCTCGACCAATCGCTCTGAGTGAGGACGGATTCGTGTACTGCCCGATGTAGTCAGACACTATCTTTGCCCCGAGATTCTTCGCTCTTTCCGAAGCTGTCATTTCGTAGTCGCCCTGATTTGAAATGACATCGAATATGCCGAGCGCGTTTTCCATCAGCGAAGTATCCGCTTCTACGTCGAATACCGTCTCGAACGCTTGCATCACGGAATCCACATCGTCGAGTATGCTTGTCGGTGCACCGCCCTTCTCGTTCTGAAGTTCTGCATACCTCGCGCCCATAAGAGCCTGAGTCGCGCCCATTCCGAGATTGGCGATGTTGTAGTTGTGACCGCCGACCATAAACGAATTATCTCTGACGTTATATTCTTTGAGTTCGTCTCTTGCGTGTGCGATGAACCCAACGGAATCCTCATCTTCTTGGTCTCTGACACTTGTGTAGTATCCGATTGCGAACAAGCCCGTGCCCGTCAAACCTTTGGACAGCTCGTTAACAGACTTCGTAAGAGCATCTACGTCGCCCTTGTGGATGGCGACTGCCATATCTCCTGCCGACTTCAGTGCTCCGATAGGGCTGTACTTAAGTGCGTTAACGACCATATTCGCAGGTACTTTGAGATACGGAAGTTCCGCATCCATTCCCATAGTCACAGCCTTACGTGCAATGTTTGAGCCTTTCCTGTAACCTTTCGCTCTCTGCGACTCAAGCACCTTGACCAACCGAGTGTTCTTCTTGTAGGTGTTCTCGAGAGCGACGTCCATAGCGTGAGCGCTCGCCTTTTCGATGATATCAGGATGCGCTTTCCACGCTTCGGCTGAAGTGATTCCATTGGCTTGCAGATATCTCGCGAACGAGTCTCTGTAATTCCTTTCTACGAACCATCTGTCAGGTTCGTTCAGCTTGAATCCAACACGCTTACTGTTAAAGCTTGCGCCCTTCGCTACGGCTCTCTTGAGTTTGCCACCCTTAGTAGTCGCGTCCTTTACCTTAAGGTCGATACCCTTGTCGGAGTGGAAGCCGTATTTAGTGTCGCCCATCGCTTCTTCAACTGCGTCGTGGGTGTTGTTGTCGAACAGCTCAGCGAATTCAGCGTCATCGTAGTTACGATTCTTGCCGACGGTTTCGTCGACCTTGCTCATAACAGTGCCCTCTTTGAGCTGGCGAGACAGCTTTTTTAGGTCTTTGTTCTTCAGGAACTCCGTCGTTCTCGTGACTCTGTTAGCCTGTATCTGACTCGTGAGTTCTTCGATTTGAGCTTCGACCTTCTTGAACTCGTCCGTGCCCTCGGTAAGTGTAGCGAGTTTGTCCCTAAGAGAGTTCTGTTCTTTAGCAAGCTGTGCTATCTTTTTGTTCTGATGGCTCTCAAGACCTCTTTCGCCAAGCACTGTGAGCTTGTCACTTACGGAATACATTCCTCTCATTGACAGGTTTCCGAAGATGTTGTTCAGGGCTGTCTTGTTCGAGCCGAGCATGAATGAGTGTCTTATCAAGTTAGCGACATCCCACATCGTAGGCTCGGTGTTTCTGAAGATATCCCTGCAAAGGGCTGTGTACTCTTTCTTGAATTCCTTCGGGTCAGTAACTGCTTTTAGTTCGTCAAGCTTCTTGTCGAGATAGCCGTCTACGCCGAACTTCTTGTCGAGAGAAGCAAGCGTTTTGTTCCAATCCTTTTCACTGCTTGAGTTGCAGACAACCTCTCTGAACTTTTCGAGGTCGCGTCTCATCAGCTTCTTTCTGTACTCAGGACTGTATCTTCTAAGTATCAGGTCGGTTACCTTGAGTAGCTGAGCGTGGTCTGTCTGTCCCTGTACAACGACCTTTGTCAGAACGTCCTCTACATCCTCGGGGATTTCCCTGCCGATGTCTGCGTAGTATTGACGGATTCCGACAGTGTCCGCTATGTCCTCTAACGACATAGTGTCCATAGCGTCAACCTTGCTCTTGAGTTTCTTGAACACCGCTTTCGGGTCTTCGGTAACCCTCTTATATCCCGCTTCGACGAGTTCGTCTTGGCGAGCGCGGTTCAACCTCTGATACGAGAAGATTGACTTGCCATCGCTTGAAGTCATTCCGCTTTCAGCAAAGTCCTTGAGAGCGGTCTTGCCGTCCTTGACAATCTTCTTCTTCCCTCGTTCGGTTGCTACGGCAAATGCAGTCTTTGCGCTCTGAGGTGTACCCACGTCCTTGTTATTGTTGGTTAGACGAGTATGTTCACGGTGCACTTCGTCAAACTCTCGCTCAAGCCGTTTCTCTGCTTTCGCCCGCTTCTTTGCTTCTTCCTTCGCCTGTTGCTCGGGAGTCAGTTCCTTCTTCGGCTTTTCGGCTTTTGTTTTAGTCTCCTTGGCATCAGGAATCGGCTTGTCGTTGGCGTTTGCTTCAGCGCCCCGTTTCATTTCCTCTGTGCGCTCAGGTTTTGTTTCTGCTTCGACTTTAGGCTCTGCCTTTGGCTCAGCTTCAGCTTTCACTTCAGGTTTAGCCTTGCCCTTCGGTTTCCCTGCATCGCTACGAGTCTTTCGTGGCTGAGCTTGTGTTCCGATTTCTTGTTCGATTCGGCGAATCTGCGACTCGAGTTGGTCGGCCCTTTCCACGTTTAACTTGTGAGCGTCCGAAGCGATGTCGCCATTTTTCTCGGCTTCCTTAATTTCTTTACGAAGCTGTGAGTATTCCTCTTTCAACGCGTCTCGTTCTGCTTCACGTTCTGCCCGAGACATAGATTTTCTATCCGTTTTCGTAGAAACGTATCGTTCTCCGCTTGCCACCCTCTTTGTCCTGTTAGACAAGTCTTTGGAATTCGCTTCAATCCGCGAGTTTATTTCCTTGAGACGATTCTTCTGCTTAACAACGGTGCTTCGCTGTTCGGTTGTCAGCTCCTTAAAATTAGGATTGACCGAGCCAAACTCATCCTCGAGGTCTTTAATAATCTGCGCCCGCTCTTCGGTAAGTGTTTTATTTTCGCGCAGAATTTCTTTGCGGGAACGCTCTACTACGTCGGTTTTGCGTTTGCGTCTCAGCTCAACCTTTGCGTCTCTCGCCTTTGGCGCTTTTGCCTTGCCCTTCTTTGCTTCGATGTTTTTAATAACTTCTTCAACATCGCTAAGGTCAACGTCAGTTAAGTCGTCGTCGGTGATTTCAAAGTCGGACATATCGTACTCAGGTTCGGGTGCGTTTTCGGCTCTTCCTCTGTAGCGTTCAAATAACTCGCTAAGCGGTTCTTGCGCTTCTCTTTCAGCTCTGTCAACGTGTATGGTCGCGTTCTTAGCTCTTGCCGTGTCCGTCAAATCTTCAGGGTGCAAGTCATAAATTACAGACCCGTATCCTGTATTATCGAGACCATTAAGCCCGCGCACATCTACGCCCTCATACCCAAGATTTTTCATAAATATCGTTGATGCCGAGTCGTAGTTCTGCTGATTGATAAGGTCGTCAGCACCTTTGGGGTATGCTCGAAGAGTGTCTATTGTCGCATCGAGAGCATCCTGTATTTCTTCGGGTGACCTGTCAAGGTCTCTTGACAACTCGTCGACAAAGTGTCCGAACTCTTCGTTGCCGTTATTTATAAGGCGCTCGGCTTTGTTGTACACCGCGTCATCGAGCGAGACTTGGTATGCCCGCTCAGGCGTAGCGTTTTCTACGCCGTTTTCGAGCCAAGTCTGAAGTCTCCGTTCTGCGTCATACTGCACATAATTTAGTTCTCCTTTCGTGAGAACCCTGCCCGCGACTTCGTTTGCCCCGTCAACATCACCGCTTCGGAGAAGCCCTGTTACGATTTCGCTTGCTTCCTCTACCTCGTTTGCATTGATGGTAAACTCTTTAATCAGCCCATCGGGGTCAAGGGAGTAATCGTTAAGCTGACGAAGCCGTCTGTGCACGTTGAAGCCTACATCGCTGTTCTTCGGCTTAAATAAATTGTATTTTTTGAAATTTATCTTGTGATGAGGTCGTTGCCCGTAGCTGTTATCCGTGATGATTTTTTCATCACCGACAAAATAAGTGCCTGTTCCGAAATGCCCTGTATCTCTGCCACCAACAGCTTGGTTTCTGAACCACTCCGCTTTGCCGAGGTCTCCTGCATGATAACCATAATCGGCAACGTCATCCGCTACATTTTGTGCCGTTTCTGCTACTTCAGGTCTTACTCGTTCAAGCGCTTCGTCTGCCATAGCGCCCGCTCTTGGGGCTACAACATCAAGTGCATCGTCGAAATTCTTGCCGACCCTGAACGCAGGTACTGCCGAAGTTGCTACGCCTAATGGAATATTTATGAGTGCGTTGTCGCGCATCTCTTTCCACCAATCATCGGAGAAAAGTTCGTGCTCTGTCGACGCCCTGACGACATCGTTCAGGAGTCCTGTGGTCACGTTGATGGACGCATCTTTGCCAAGCTCAGCCATTATCTCGCGTCCTCTACGTTTTGCTATCTGCTCGATTACTTCTTTGGTAGCTCCCTCAGTGCCGAAGCGCCTGATTGCTTCTTTCTCCGCAGTCTTCAGCATTTTCGAGTTCTTCGCAAGCCACTCAGCACCCTTCGAGCCAACCTTCTCGGCTGTCTTAGGTGCAACCTTTCCGAGCGTTTTTGATGCACCGCTTCCCGTTACGCCGAATGTCGCAAATGTTCCCGCGAGATTGCCCGCGCCCTCTGCGAGTCTGCTCTTGTTCTTCTGATAGTATTTTTCGATAGCCTGTTCGGTCTTATCGTCCTTATTGCCCCTCAGCAAAGGCTCAAGTATCCCAAGTGTCGAGCCACCTGCATAGCCACGGGTTGCGGACTGTGCAACACGGAATGCAGGGTTGCTCATCTGCTTCTTGTAGCCTTGCAGTGTAGGTCTCACAGTCGAACGGTCGCCCGCCGACGGCGTGTTCATGTTCTTGGCTTTAGGACGATACTCGTAGTCACCGCTCTTGACCATCTCTTTAGGGCTTTTAACTCTTAGTTCTTTGCCCGCTTTCTTTGAGATGCTTTCGAGTTTCTTCTGAGCATTTCCCCTTGCATTCTGTCGAACCTCTTCTTCGGTTCTCGGTTTCGCCTTTGGCTTTGGCGCTTTAGCTTTGCTGTTGGTCGGAGTCGATGCGGAAGCAGACTTCTGTCCCATCTTTTCAATGGCTCTCTGCGTTCCTGTTTGTGTTGCTTTCTCGACAGCCTTAGCACCTGACGTAGCGGTCTTCGAAATAGACGCGAGCGTAGCGGTTGTCTTTTTCTGCTTCTCCTCGTTCTCTTTGCGTCTCTTTTCAAGACGTTCTTCGAGACTCATTCCGCTCGGATTTCCAAACGTACTTGAACTGAACGATGATGACGAGGAGCTGAGACGACTGCCCCTGCTTCTATAGGCAGTGGTCGGTCGTCTCCTTGATTCAGTTTTTCTCGATGAACCACCTGTAAATAGTTCTCTGATTCTGCTGAATATGCTCATTTACGTCTCCTTACTGAGCGTAGCCCCACGGTCTCGTCATTCTTCTCGCGCCACTTGCCGTTGTCCTTGCTCTTCTACGCTGAGACGCCCCGCCTGAAGCTTTCGCACCACGGCTCAGGCTCTTGCTTGCTACATAGCGCATTGCGCCCGATACGGCGTTTGCTGTGTTGCTGACTCTATCAGCATTAGTGGTTTGATTATTGTTGTTGCTGTAGCCACCGCTTCTACGGCGATAGCCACCGCCACCACCGCCACCGCCTGAACCGCTACTTGCAGGATTGCCGTCAGGGAACTGCGATGCCATCTGCTGACGAACGAGCGCTACTTTAATGTCTTTTAGTGGGTCATTCGAAGCTTCGAGGTTTGCTATCCAAGCTTCGTACTTTTTGTAGCCGTCTTTAGTCGCAGGATACTGCGCTACCGATGAGCTAAATCGTGTTATCTCGTTGTTGTACTCATTAATCTGATTAGCGATAGCCTGTTGCTTCTGCTGATTCAAATCAGACAAATATGCCTGATACGCACTGTTGTACGCATCGTCTCTGTTCTGCTGATTCGTTGTCAGGTCGGCGTTTCGTTGCTGTTCATTCGAAGCGTGTGCAGAACCATAATTGTTATACAGGTTCAGGAGTCCGCTCTCTGTAGCACCGCCGTTGACTCCGAGATTCTGAAGCTGACTCGGAAGCGCTCTCTGTCTCTGCATATACTGCACGTATGCCTGTCTCGCGGAATTATCATAATTCGCATTGGTCGTGGCATTGTTCTGAGCAAGAGTTCTGTCAAGCTGATTCCTTGTCTCGTTCAGCTGATTGGTTCTGTCTGTCTCATACTGCGCGTAGGCATTCATGTAACCGCCCTGAGAAGCGGGGTCGATTTGGTATGTTCTGCCGTTAACAGTAGTCCTGTAAACATTGCTTATGTTATTTCCGACTGCCATTTTTACCTCCTTTCTACAGCGTTATCTCTGATTCGGTGCAACCAAGCACTTCGCAGATAAACGCTATCTCTGTAGGCGTGTAGGAGAGTCCTGCATCGCCTTCAGGAGTCTGAGTATTGACATAATCACAGAGGTCGTTGAAATGCGTCACTATCATCGCAGGATAAGCGTCAAATACTTGCTTGTTCTGAAGAACTGTGCCCGTCAGCCTATCGCTCGCAACAGTTGTCGCAACAGCCACTGCATCAATGTCAGTCGAGTCGATTTTGATATCTGCCATTGCCATATTGCTTTACCTCTTCGCGTAATTGCCCATATCGTATGTTTTGACTACTTTGGTCAGAGCGAACGGCTCTGCTCGGTCATTGCCTACGATAATCTGTAATCGTTTGTATTTCTTGATTTTTTTCTTTGTGAATCTGTCGTATGCCACCGTGTTGGAGGAGAAAATGAATCTCGCTTCGTCCAACGAGGACGGAACGTATTCAGGCTCTTCCTCATGCCCGTATCCGAAATCGACATCTTCAAATGAAAAGATAGCCGTGTTCTGATAACCGAGTTCTTGGAATTCATCGCCATTCTTTACGAGCGTGACATATGCACCCGTGTGAGCATACGGCGTCATCACTGCCATAGAGCCTTTCTTCTTTAGCGTCTTTAATATCTGAGGTGCGCCATCGTCATCAAAGACGGATGCCCACCACGCAGATACTGGATTACCGCTGACATACTCGCCGTCTCCGTTGAGGACAAGGTTGTCGTAGTATCTCAGCTTTTCAGGAAGGTCTGAGTTCCATGTGTAAGTGTTCGTGTCGTCCGTGAAGAACATCTTGTTGTCTACAACGAACATCTCTCGGATGGTCGGAACATTCTCGAAGTAGTAGCACTCATAGGATGTCTCACCGTTCCGTGTGTTGTCCTTGTGCCGTCCATCAAGGATGTAGATGTGCGAGTTGACTGCGAGATAGTAATAGCCGTCGAATGCACAGCCTACTGCATTCTCAAGATTCGGTTCTTTGCACATCTTTCGGTTGATGCGTCCGCTTCTGTTAACTGCGTACTTCTCGCTTGACCAATTTGTAAGCATTCCGTACAGTCCCGTTGAACTGAGAAACATCGGCTCGTCGTTAAGGACACCGCCTACGTTGCCCGTGATAGCGCCTACTCCTGCGTTGGTCGGCTTGACCGAAAATGATACTGTCATATTTTCGCCAAGCGTTGCAGTGTCGTTTATTGTTGATGCGAGGAAGATGGTGTTCTTGCCCGTATCCTTTGTGATGACTACGAGGTTCGAACTCATCCTCTGATAAGCAATGACCTCGTTGTCTACGCTGAAGTAGTAGTTATCAGGTATCAGGAACGGATTATTGACTTCCGAGTAATATGTCTTCTCGACTACCGCGAGGAACAGCCTTGCATCATAGAAGAAGTGCGCGTTACTGTCGAACAGTTTCTTGAAATTCTCGTTATAGAATCCCTTCTTCGCTGTCGTGCCGTTCACTTCCATCTCATCAGCCATGTTGAATGGTGCGACTGTGATGCGGACATTATCCTCGCCCGCTATAGTCGAACTTGGCTTGGCGGGCGCTGTCGTGAATGTGATGGTTGAGTCGACTACACTGAATGTCTCGATGCTCTCGCCGTCAAGACTCACTCCCTGCTGATTGCTTGCAGTGCCGAGCGTATAGTCCGTGCCATTGGTCTTTTCTATCCAATTGCCGTTTTCGTCCATCACTTCGACTTTCGCCCACGCGCCTATCTTCGAATAGAGCGGTATCTTGAAGGTCTTGGTAGTGCCGTCTCCTGCATAGCTGTACTGCTGATAAATACTCATCAGATTCTTGCCGTACAGAACAGTTCCTGCCGTACCTTCAGCGTTCGGGTTCAGTCCGATGATAGACAGTGGTATTATTTCGTCGCAGACAGGCGCGGTTGAACCTATCGCCCCGACCGACATCATCCCTACGTCAAGCCCCGTTATCTCATATGCGTCGCTCTGCGGATTCGAGTTGTACTTGGTAGTATCTACTTTTACCGCACCATTATCGAACAAAATGAACACATACTGCTGATAACCAAACACCGCCTTGATTTCGCCAAAAGCTATGGAAGACGGAATGACCACTCTCTTCCCTACGTCCTCGATAATCATCGACGACCCACTGCCAATGCTGATAGGCACGATAACTACGCCCGAATCTTCTCTTCGCACTCCGTAAGGCTTTGACTGCGCCGTGACAAGACCTGCGTATGCGCTTGCAACCCGTCTGTATCCGTCTCGCTTTACGGGGTTGCCACCGAGGTCAGATATCATATTGACCATGTTCGGCGAGCGTCTGCGCTCTACTTCGGTTTGGTCTGAACGGAAATCCACTCCGAGAAGATTTGAGTAGACAGTAGTTCGAGGGCTTGGAATATCAGGTAATTTCTGCTGTGCCATTTAGAACCCTCCTATTATCTTCGCCTTTCTCGGTGTGCGGATTGTCGCAAGTATCTGATTCTTGAGGTCGTCGTATTCGTTCCAATAGATAGTAGCTTTTGTCAGGTCGTCATCGAGCCATAGCCAATGTCCCGACTGAAGTTGTAAAAGCGGTAGCAGTATCCTCGGAAGATTGGTTTCGTCTGTGTCTTCGGGCGCTTCCCCAAAGTACGTCAGCCCCTCATCTTCGTCGATATCATCAGATTCTTCGAAGTAGCTCAGATTCGGCAAAATGACAGTCGACCAAAGTACGTTCAGAGAACGATTTACGGCATTGATTCTCAGCCTGTGATATTCGCTCTCGACTTCGTCGTCTATCTCAAATCCGAGGTCTACGAGCGCTTCTTTGATTTCCTTATAAGTAATTGCCATCTTGTACCTCTTCTTATGAAAAAGGGGCGGTAGGAGTCTCCCAACCGCCCCCTCAATACCACTACTGTGGAAGCTCTACGATTGTTACTGAGAGCGAAGCGGACGGGGTTACCTTGATGTAATCCTTATATTCACCGCTTACGTTCTTGAAATAACCGCTGTCTACTACGAGGTATGCAGTCTTGCCACTTGCAACAGTTACTACGAGGTCAGAGCCTGCTCCCTGTATTCCGTTGCCGACAGCGATGGTTGCTGTTGCGGAAGCGTTGCCCGCGTTATTGAAAACGAACAGGGTCTTGTAGTCACCGCCTGTAGCTTCAGCGCCGAATACGGCACTTCTTGAAGTAGCATCAATGACCTTGCCCTCGTTCAGCTTCAGAGTGGTTTTAGCGTGTGCTGTAATTGCCATTTATATGTCTCCTTTACTGCGATTAGCTATAACGTATGATGCTCTGATTAGTTAGCAGAGCACTCGAGCATTACGAGTTCCTTCGGTCTGACAATCTTTGCGCCGTACAGCTTGAAGCCCTTAACAGCATCCTTGAAGCCGTTCTCAGGTCTGTATGGCTCAACGTGTGCTTCGCTCATAGCGAGTGCGATAGCCTTAGCTGTTCTGACCTGAACGTAGTAGTGTTCCTTGTTGGAAACAGTCTTGTGCGCTACGTTGTTGGACATCTTGATTGTCATGTTGCCGTACTTAGCGACCTTGCCGTTGCTCAGGTACTCAGAGTTGTCTGTGTCGACCTTCTGATATGCCTGTCTAAACACCATGTATAACCATGGTGGAATAATCATTTCGACAGGTGTCGAAGGTGATACGTTGTTCTCGTACAGCTTCTGCTGAACCGCGTCGAACACTGACATTACGTTGTCTTTTGTGATTACAGTGTTGCTTCCGCTGTAGGTCTGAACTCCGACAGCGTTCTTGTCAGGGTGTACGAGGTCAGCAACGTGCTTGTCGATTGTGTTAGCAACCTCGATGGAAGCTTCCTCGTTCAGTACCGAGAGAACCTTTCCTGCGCCCTGTGCCTTGTCGATATCCTCTACTGCATAATCGAAGTAGGCTGCCTTGTCGACAACAAGTGATACGGATGTGTCTGCTACCTTCTCAGGTGTGGAGAGTGTGATGTCTCCATCAATGAGGTCGTGGACATTGACTGTCGGCTTACCTACGCCAACAATTCTTACTGTGTCGCCGAGACCCTTGATTTCTCCGCTGTACTGCTGATTAGTGCCGTCTGCGAAGACAAGAGCAGGTTCGAGGTCTTTGTCAATAGCCTTTGACCAAATCTTTGCTTTGAAATTTGCGTATGACATTGAATTGTTCCTTTCTGCTGAATATCCCTATAGCCTGTTCAGTGACCGCATAACCTTGTCCCAATTCTCGTCCATTTCTTCGTCGGTTAATTGGTCAAGTTCCTCGGAAGTGTAGTAGTCTCGCTCAGCCTTGGAATCAGATACTCTGCCTATTGCGCTTGGAGCAAATGTCTTTTCGTTCAGCTCCATCGACTTCGAAGCGTAATACGCTTCTTTTGCGCTCAGCCCTGCACTGATAAACTTAGCGAAGGATTCTCCTAACTCGTCGAGGCTTTTGATGTTCGGGTCAATCTCACGAACATCCCTTAATCCCTCACGCATCAGTCTGTCGACCTCTGCATCAATCAGCCTGTTCTGAAGGTCTTCATTTTCCTGCTGAAGCCTTGAGAACTCCTGATTGTGTTCCCACTCAACGCGGTACTCTTCAGGGTCTTTTTCTTCTGCGTAAGCATTGGCATTGATGGATAATTCCTCTGCCGTCTCCCCGTCGAAGTATCTGAGCAGTGCTTCTTTCATGAGCTGATTGTCGCGTTCAAGTTGCTGATTCTGTCTACGCATCTCCGCGAATCTCGCATCAGCTTCGGTTCTGCCCGACTTCTCTTCGTGGGAATCTTCTGCTTCGGGTACAGGTTCAGCGACTTCCTGTGTTTCTGCGCTTTCTTCGAGAGCTTCAGTTTCAGGTTCAGCGACTTCCTGAGTTTCTACGCTTTCATTAATGTTCTCGTCCATCTCATCAATTCCTTTCTTATTAAATTGTTAGTTATACGACCTTCCACTTCTTATTGCCGTGTTTAGTCGCAATGTATTCGTCAAGAGCTTGCTCAGCCTTTGCTTCATCGGCTTTCGTCTTGCTCTTCTGACCTTTCTTCTGCGGTGCTTCTTCCCATCCGCACCAATTCTTCAGAGCGAAATTAGTTACATTAGGCACATACTTTTTCAGCATCGCTCCCGACGCTATCGTGTCTGCGCACATATCCCGCATCTGTTTCGAAGCAGTGACGTTCACTCTGAACCATTCGTGAACATCAGCCCTCGGTTTCTCCATGAAGTCGGCGAATGCTGATATCGTCGGCACTATCTTGTACCCGTCGGTCTCCACCTTCTTCAGAAACTCTTCGAACTTCGCGAGCATATTTGCTTCGCTCATTCCCTTGACCCCGCTCGTGAGGTCTTTCGCGGTTATCTTCTTAGCCATAATTACTGTGCAAGCGATGCCTGTACTGACTGATACGAACCACCGCTCACTCCTCCTGTATTGACTCCACCGCCTAATTGGTCATTTATCGGCTGTTCGATTGGGTTGCCCATTTCGTCTGTCGGTATCTGACCCATCGCCATCATCTGCTGTCTGCGTTCAACGATACCGAGAAGCACATCCTTCGGAATCGAAGCGTGCTCAGGATATGCGGTGGCGTACTCTTCGAATGTGATTTTGTTATTATTGAAGAGGTTCGTCAGTTCCTGCTGTGTAGCCATCTTCGACAGCGTTGTGTCTTCTGCGATGTCTACCCTGACGTTCGGCTCAACTGTCTCTATTTCCTCTTTCGTTATCTGTACTCCGTCCATGTCGATGCCCATCGGGTAGTAGACTTTCCACAGCTCAAACCACAGAAGCGCTACATTTTCGACGAAGTCCTGATACATGGATACCTGCTCGTTAAGAGGTACTTGCTGTTGGTCTCTTATTGTCTGCGCCGCAGTTCCCGAAACCCTTGACAAATCAATGTTTCCGAGCTGTGCGTCGGAAGCTCCTGCAAGAGTTCTCGTCTCGTTCAGAAGCTCGTCGCTGAGCTGTTTCGCATCTCCGCTCATAGCCTGTGGTGCAAGGTAAGCGACCATGTTGCCGATAGCCTGTGCATTACCGCCGTTAAGCTTCAGCGAAGCTCCGACCTTGTTTAAGTCTTCAGGATTCGCAAGACTCGAGTCGTCATATGCGAGTCTCGGATAAGCGGTCATCTTGATGCTGATAGCACGCCTTGCGAGCGTCTTGTTGAGTTCAAGCTGATTCGGAATCAGTTGCTCTACTTCAGAAACCCCTCTCGCATCATTCGGCTGTTCGAGCCAAATCATTGGTACTATCGGGTACATCGTCAGTCCGTTTCCGAAGTATTCGCCCTTCTTGGTCTGCTGTATCGGATGTAGTTTCTCGTACATCACGTTCTTGGTACAGCGACCAATAGACACGATTCCCGTCTTTAAGTCTTTCTCCATGTAGAGAAGACTCGTTGCTTTGCCCTTGACCTCTTCCCTGTTTCCGAGGGTATCTTCGAGCGCTTTGTCGGACTTGATTAATTCAATGTCCGCTTTTGACACGCCCTGTGCTTTCGCCCTTTCTCTGATAACAGCAGGGTCAAGACGCTCTTCTATGATGAGCCACGGTTGGTCTTGGATGTTGTTGATGTTCTCATCGCCGAGTCTCATCTGCGTGCAGTGCACTATCTGCGGGGTCTTGCGGGTATCGCCACCCTCGCCCCAAAAGACATAGCTATCCCTCTCAATAGCCGAGTGCTTCAGGTTTTTCCAAGCTATCCTGTTCATCTTCGACTTCTCCCAAGAGACGGCGAAGAGTGTGTTCAGCTTGTCGATTATCTCGTCGTTCTGCCCGTTCATATCCGAGAACAGCGCCGTTACCGAGTGCTGTGCTACAGTAGAGACCTTATAGTCAACCGTTGGCTTAATGAAGTTCAGCATCGGCAAGCCTTCCATTCCCTGTGAGTCCTCGACTGCCGACCACTGCTTTCCTGAGTACATCTGCCAACACTTCTCGACGGTGGTCAGGATGCCCTTCTTGTCCATATAGGTCTTGGACTTTTCGTATCTGTCCCAAATCTCGTAAAAATCTGTTGCCATTCGTTAAATCCTCGCGTTGTCGATGCGTTCAAGCATTATCTCATCTTCTGTTTTCTCAGGTTGCTTCTTCGGAAGCTTGAATATCTTTTTCGGTGCATTGATGTTGTAGCCGATTACAAATGCCGTAATTGCTGTTACGGGCATCAGGAAAGACATTGCTATCAGTGCATAAAGCATTTAAATCACTCTCACCTTTCCGTGTCCCTTCTCTCCTCGGGACTTAGCCCACTGAGGGAACATCTTCTCAAAATAGTTCTCCTTGCGTTTTACTGCGCCCTGTCCGCGCTGATAAATAAGTCTGTTAAGCGCCTGTGACATAGCATCCACTTGGTCGTCGTGCGCCGAGTTCGGGAACGCCGAGCACTCTTCAACGAAGTCCCCCGTGAAGCGTTTATGCTTCGGCAGGTGCACGTTGCCCGACTCGATAGCGCCGAGGATAGCCTGTACTCTCGCCATCTTCGAGCCGATAGGCTGAACGGGGATGATACCCGTCATCTCGTAGCGGAGCATCCTGATGATGGCTGAACCATTCGCCCTGTCCTCTATCAGCGTCGTGGTGCATTCGGGGTACATCGCCCTGAGTCTGCGTATCTCCACTATCGTGTCAGGGAAGCTGAGGTGCTTTTTCACCGCGTCGATAAGATAAATATCAGCGCCGTTCTTGCCCCAAACCTGTATGGCTACGAAGTCGGACTGCTCCTCGTCTTTGAAGGATGCGTCGACCGACATCACCCAAGTGTTTATCTGTGGCGTCTCCTCGTAGTATTCCCACCAATCACGCTCTATGACGTTACCTTCCATCGCGGTAGGTCTGCCCTGAAACAGTGCATTCCACGTCATTGAACCTTCGCGGGATACCAAGCCCTCCTTGTACTCTTTGAGCCAAGCGTTGCCCTTGCCGATTTCAGGACACAGCGCATCACCGACGTGCCGTCCCAAAGCCTTTTCTACGACCGACTCCTCGTCCTCGCATTCGCACGGGAAACGTAACAGCTTTATGTTCTTCTCTTCCGCAAGGAGTCTGCCCGCCAAATCGTCCTCGTGCCAACGAGTCATGATGAGGATTACCTTCGAGTGCGGAGCAAGTCTCGTCTTGAACGACATCAGCCACTCGTCGTATATAAGGTCTCTACGGCTTTTAGAGAACGCTTCCTTTCTGTTCTTTATCGGGTCGTCGATTATCATCAGCTGACACGGCTGACCCGTTACACCTGTTCCGACACCACGGCTTATCATCCCGCCGTGCTCTGTCGTCTCGAATTCGACCGCCCTGTTATTGTCTTTAGTAAGGTGAAGCCCGAACACATCCTCGCCGAACTCCTCGATTTTTCTTCTGTTACGGCGACCGAACTTTATTGCGAAATCTTCATTATATGAAATCTCTATTACGTGCCTGTCAGGATGCTTCCCTAAGTACCACGACGGAAGCGTCTCTGTTATCGACTGCGATTTCCCGTGCTGTGGCGGTGTCGTAATTACTAATATCTCGTAAGGAAGTTCCGTTTCCCTCTCCACGAAATTCTGCACGTACCCACACAGCATCGAGTGGAACGGAGTCACCTTCCAAGCGCCGTGATGCACGTACTTCACATATTCACAATAGTCTGTTTGCAGTACCGCTCTGTACGTATCTACTGCGCTTACCTTCGCCATCCGCTCACCACTTTTCAGATTTTTCTAAAATTTTTCGACATCGAGTCCTGAAAAACTCCCTCATTGGGGATGTACCTACTACCCCTGAGTTGGGGCTTTGTTCGCCCCTGCGAGGACATTAAAAAGAGTGTCCTTTAGGACACCCACCCTGCGGTCTGTTCTCTGATTCGGTTAAGGCTGTTTTCAACCTCATTCCGTTTTATGTAAGGCTGTTTTGGAATGCTTTCCGTTTTATGTAAGCCCTATATTATATATATAGTATCTCCTCTTCCTCTTTTGGGACGGAACGGGTCGGAAACACACCACCCCACCCCCACCTTAGCACCGCTCAAACCCTTCAAATTTCAACGATTGTATGGCTTTTCCTAAAGTTGGTGGGGTGGTATTGTCTTCCTTATACTATTCCTAAAATCTCGATTATCGGAAGAGTCGGCGCTTTAGCTTGCTAACGTGCTAATGTGATGATATAAGCCTATCCTGTCGCCGTTTATGCTTTAGTTTAGTAACGTACTAACGTATTGAGTAACATCTTTACCTATCTACTTATATAGTGCTTAGTGATATAATCATACGTCAAGTAGACTTCTTTTTTGTATCGCTATAAGTACAAGATTAATTTTAAAAACCTATTGACAATACCTTAGGGTATGTGTATAATGTAGGTACAGTAAAGATAAAGATTATGAAAGTAATCATTATCATACTGATAGTACCTTGAATACTTAATATTGTTTTGACTATTGACATACCCTAACGTATGTGGTATACTTTAGCTATCCTAAAGAATGCTCATAAGGAATTGTTAGGCATTGAGTTGCGCTACCCTTATGCCTGTTCACAGGATACGGAAATTTCTACTTGACATACACCAAGGTATGTGCTATAATCAAGGCAAGTTAAGGGGTTCGGGTTTCGGACTTTTCTAAAGCGACATACCCTAGGGTATGTGTAGGGCTTAAATAGCAGATTGGAGCGTGGTTTTTATAGGGATAACTCTACCTGTACAACTGAATACAAGTGTTCTCCCCCACTAATCTATTAGAGTGGTATAGGGATAGGCAAGCTAAACAATGCACTACAATGTCGTGAGATATAGTAGACGGGGTTACAAAGGCGTTGATGCAAGGGACGTGTTGCATTGGAAATGTGGTCTATACAGGGATAGTAGGCGAACAGGGTTAACGCGAGTATTCTGCATATTGAGAGTCGGACAGGGGTTGCACTTACTGTGTAGACGCTATGGCAAGGTGCGAAAGTGCGCATAGATGAAACAGGGATGACAGGCACGCTAAAAATGTCAGACTATAAACGTGATGGTGATATGATTGCGCATTGCGAACTACGCTAAGTATCGTTGCGCAACGACGTTATAAAAACAGGAACTGCATCACAACACTATTAGCAAACAAACAAGGGTGAAATTGTTTGTGCGCTAATTAAGTGCCATTAAGGAAAGTGAGGATATTATGTTCACAATTCGAGAAATAACTAAAAATATGGAAGTAATAGACATCCCTGAATATTACAGGGATATCGAGACTGCAATTTATAACGCAAAAGAGTTTCGCAAAGATAGCAAGAAGTCAATGTTTTTTATTATTGACGACTGCGATAACGTGATGGATGAAAACGGGCGCTCATTGATTAATGGGGACGGCTACGATGTACTTTTATATCAAGCGTATGAGGAATTAACGAGGTGAGTTATATATTAGTGGCACTTAATGAGCGCATAAGCACTCAAAAAATGGGAATGCCCACAATCACAAGGACTGTGGGCAATGCGAAAGTGAGAACGAAATGAGGTTCGTTCCACAAGGGAATTATAACAAGAAAGTGAGGAAATGGCAATGAGTAAATTTGATATCTATGCAATGGTAACTGACAGGATTATTGAGCAGTTAAAGAACGGGATTATCCCGTGGGAAAAGCCGTGGACAGGTGGAAACGGTGCGTGGTCAAGAGCGACAGGCAAGAACTATTCGTTCCTTAATCAGCTGATGCTCCCACGCGGTGAGTATGCCACACTGAAACAGATTAACGAAGCAGGTGGCAAGGTCAATAAGGGCGCGAAGTCTAAGCAGGTGGTATTTTGGAAAATGCTACACAAGACCGAGACCAACGATGCAGGCGAGGAAGTTATTAAGACTATTCCTATGCTGAGATACTACAACGTGTTCAACATCGAGACTGACACGAATCTCGAGCGGAAGTATCACAAGGATGAGGAAGCGAGCGGTGTTGAAGCTGTCGACGGACTCGAGCGCATCAAGAATGACTACCTTGCGAGAAGCGGTGTTCTGTTCGACGAGGAATACGGCGACAGAGCGTGCTACTCCCCTATTATGGATAAGGTCGTAGTGCCTGAAAAAAGACAGTTTGAGAATGTCGCGGAATACTACTCGACAGTGTTCCACGAACTCGGTCACTCGACAGGACATCACACAAGGCTCGGAAGAATAAGTACAAGCGTGGTCAGCGCGTTCGGTTCAGATGACTACTCACGCGAGGAACTTGTCGCAGAGTTGACAGCTTGTGCAGTGCTTGCAAATACAGGCGTTGAGACAAGCGCATCATTCAGAAATAACAGTGCATACATTCAGTCGTGGGTACACGCACTGAAAGACGACGTAAAAGCTATAGTGTGGGCATCGTCAAGAGCGGAAAAAGCCTACAATCTGATTATGAATATCGAGGAAGCTGAGACTGAGGGCGCTGACGAATAGCGCCCTTTTAAGTGAATGGGAAATGCGGAATGTGAGAACGAAAGGAGACAAAAATGAACGGACTTATCAGATGCGCAGAGTGCGGTAAATTGGTATCACGCGGAAGCGAGGAAATGGTTTTCGCGGATGGTAGATTCTACTGCGCAGAGTGTGCGGAAGAAGCACTCTTTGAGTGTCCGCACTGCGGAGAGATGCACGTTAAAGCTAATAGCGTAATGGTTCAGACTACAGACGGATTCGAGGAATGGTGCGAGGACTGCGCAGATACGGATGCGTTCTACTGCGACCACTGCGATACTTATTATCCAACCGACGAATTTGATAGCGTCGAGGTCGACGGTAATACGTGGTGCGAGGATTGCGTCAGCAACGATGCTTGTTACTGTGAGGACTGCGACTCATACCACGAAGAATGGAACGGAACATATGTCGAGAGCGTCGGCAGATGGGTCTGCGACGACTGCCTTAGATGGAATTATACAAGATGCGATGACTGTGAAGAATACTACCCTGACGACAGCTTATACGAAACTCGAAACGGTGAGCACGTATGCAGGGATTGCCTTGAAGAGAATTATTCTTACTGCGAAGAGTGTGAAGAGTACGTGCCGAATGACGAGTACGATGACGAGCACGATATGTGCTACAGATGCTACGAGGAAAGATGCGATTCAAGCAGTGACGCAGACGACGACTTCAGACACTCTGATAATGCGAGAGTAAGGGGTTATCACTGCGCACCGCCTATGGTGTTCTTTGGCGACAGACTGCCAAGTTGGAACGGCAGACCACATCATTGGGGACTCGAACTTGAGGTCGATGCCCCATACGAGAACAGCGCATTCATGCAGAGAGCGCTTAATCAGCTCGACGAACTGTGCGGAGACCACCTGTACTTTGAGCACGATGGCTCACTTAATAAGGGCTTTGAGATAATCATTCACCCACATACAGAGACTGCATTCTACGAGATGCCGTGGGAACGCATACTCAAGATATGCGCCGACAACGGATGGCAGAGCCACGATGTCGGAACTTGCGGACTGCATATGCACTTTTCAAGAGAGATATTCGGTGCTGATGAAGAAACGCAGGATGATAACATCGCAAAGCTTGTGCAGTTCTTTGAACTCTACTACGACGATTGCGTAAAGGTATCACGCAGAACTGAAAGCCAGCTTAGATGGGCAAAGAAATACGGCAAAGTTGGCAAGACTCAGTGCAAACAGCTTGCGAAAGGCAAGTACGGACATCACGGAGTCGCAGTCAATATGAGCAATGAGCACACCGTAGAAATAAGAATTATGAGGGGCACACTGAACTATGAGACATTCATGGCTGACGTGGACTTCCTGTCAACAATCGTGAAGAACTCTTGCCGAATCGGATGGAGTGACACGACTGATGATATCGAGTGGCTTGTAGGGCTTAAGCCTGAGACGAGAACGCATCTGAGAAGACGCGGAGCATTCCTGTCCGCACTCGACGAACTCGAACGTAACGCAAACTTCAACGAAGAACTTAATGAGATGCCATTTTAGGATAGCGAAAGGAGAACGACAATGTGTATAGCAATTTATAAGCCAATGGGAACTGAATTTCCGAGCAAGAAAACACTTCAGACTTGCTTTAATAACAATCCCGACGGAGCAGGATATATGGTAGCTACAGGAGACAGAGTAATAATCCATAAAGGTTTTATGGGTTTCCGCTCATTTTGGAAGTCACTTCGGAATGCTCGTGCCGAGTACGGCGATGACAAAGCATTCGTGATGCACTTCCGCATTTCCACACAGGGTGGCGTTCGTGCAGATGGATGCCACCCATTCCCTTTAAGTGGGAAGATGGAAGACATGAGACTGCTTGATACTGCTTGCGATGTAGGGATTGCGCACAACGGAATAATAAGCCTGTGTTCAACGGGATATCGCAATACAAAGATTGACTATAGTGACACGATGGCATTCATCACGGAGTACCTGTCACTGATAATCAAAGACGATACGTACTATAAAGACAAAGACAAGTTGGTTCTGATTGAGAAGCTGTGCGGTTCAAGACTTGCGATACTTGACAAGCACGGACACTGTGAACTGATTGGCACAGGATGGAGCAGGGTCAACGGTGTGTGGTACTCAAACGAGAGTTACAAAGAGCGTACATATACGCCTGTCACAACAACAAGCTACTACCCTACTCTGATTGATTGGAGTTACAGCGATGTGGCGTGGGAAGATGCGCTCGACGAGGAAGATAAATATGTCTGTGCTCGCTACGAAACTTACGATGGTTGCATCGACGAGGACGGATACTACGACTTTGACAGGCTCGACGATGGGTTCGAGTGCCCTGAAGTTGAGTTTGGTGATGCAAGTTATTGTGAATATTGCAAGGGATTTGGCAAGTGCTATTGTGAAAGTGAGGTGGCGAAATGAAAAGCATAATCAAGAAAGCGACGGAATGGATTTTGGTTCTGTCAATGATAGTTATTGCAGGAAGCATCGACAGTATAGTTGATGTGGCACTAAAGGCGGTGGGCTTATGAAATGGGTTTACGAACTTCCGATGGATGTGCAGTGCGAACTGCGCAAAGACGCCTATGAAATACTCGCAAGAGTGTTCGACGGCGAGGTTGATGATGAAGCGCTCGACACTATGGTCAGCGATGTGATGAATGAAAAGTTAATTAATGTCGTGGGATATGCGGATGGTGAACTTCCGTATGAAAAGTATGGAAAATATCTGTGGATGTAGAAAGGAGAACGAACTATGTCAACATTCGGAGCAAGGCTTATTGAAGCAAGAGAAGCTAAAGGAATCAAGATGGCAGACTTTGCCAAGAGAATCAATGTAAAGTACGGTACGTACTATAATTGGGAGCACGATGTGGCAAAGCCACTGCGCGACTCGAGCATCAGACTTATCGCTGACGAGCTCGGAGTCACTTATAATTGGCTCATGGCAGGTGTCGGCGAGCGTGACAAGGCAAAGCACGCGGAACTTCTGAAGTCGCAGGAACTCAAGAAGTCAATCAGTCATCAGCAGGCTGTGGGTCAGAAAACAGTCAGCGCGGATGGGAATGTCAAGAGATTCTATCCGAAAGACGCAAGACAGCTTGAGGATATCGAACTCACCATCAAGCACATAAAGGATATGGCGCTCAGCGATGATGAGAAAAAAGCAATCTTCCTCACCCTGTCGGAGATTCGCACCGACTTAGAAGTTAGAGTAATGTTCGGAGTATCCGCTTAACGGTGGGTGCTCCGAGCACCTTAAGAAAGGAGTGCGCAAATGATTTATATAATATTCGGTTTGATGGTTGGGATTATGACACTCTTCGAGAAGCTTGACGACAGACGTGAAGCGAGGTCATACAAGTCGGTACAGGAGACTCATAATAAATTATATGACTTGATTGATGAGCACTTCGGGGACTCCCCTGCTCAAGCAAGAGAACGCAAGGCTGAAGTCGACATGATAATCCACGAGCATTGGAAAGACAAAGGTCGTGAGTACAAGCCGACTTCGGTCGACGAGGTAACGACTAAGAAAGAGCGCAAAGAAAGACTTAAGGCTTGTGAGAATGGTTGCTACTCAGCATACAGGGCACAGCAATTCGAAAAGGCAAAGGTGCTTGACGCAATCGACGAAGCAATTATAGACAAGATGGTCGACATCGAAATGAGTCAGCCTAAAGGCAGTAAAGAATATGCAATCACAAGAATGATGGAGCGACTGAACATCAGCCGTGATGAAGCAACGAGAAGAGTTGATAACTTTATGAGCACGATGTGCTAAGGGATACGAAAGGAGAACGAAAATGGATAAGAAAATACACTTTGATAAGCTGACAGAAAACGTAATTAAGACTCTTGCGGTTGGGGAATTTCCTGCTGACGCTGAGGAATATGAAAAATTCCTAAATGATATAGACAACGACAGGGTTTTGGCGACGATTGAATATCCGTACATCGACATCGAACTTGAGATATGGACTGCGGACGGGCTTGACCCTGACTGCGCGACCGAAACGGATAACAGCATAGCACCGTCGTACTTCGTCTGCACTAAGGGTGTGTACAATGGCGAGGAAATATGGGTATCTAATGGCGATGCAGGTGACTGCTACGTCGACTTCTCTCTTCCGTATTGGGAAGAACTATTAGAGCGCGAAATGGAAGAACGGCTTGCGGAGTATGTGGATAAGCACAATCTCTCATACACAAGCCCTAACTTCAACTTATAGAAAGGAGAAATGAGATGACATACACATTATTAATTATGGGTTCTCGTAGAGAGTACCACGACTTTGACACAGAACAGGAATTGATAGACGCCCTCTTGTACAGGGGGCTTCCTATCGAACTCGCCGATTTTAAATGCGCCACTTGGGACAAGTTTGGGATGGCGAAGAATAATTATCGTCACTATTCGGTGACGGCTTACAAGTAGAAAGGAGAATTAAAATGAGCGTATTTAATATAAACACACTTGAGGGATATATGAATAGCCATATAGACCAAATGCTATATCACTTGGAACAGGCTTGCATCGACGACGTTCAGGCTTCGCTCAATATCGTCGAACGGGTTCGCCGTGAGGAAAGCTCGGCGGTTGCCAATACTTTTGTTCAGCGCTACTCTGCAAAGAAAGATATGGCTGAACGAATCATTGGCAAGCATCTTATAGTCGACGAGGACAGCTATCTCGTCGTGGGGTTCGAAGAAAGGAGTTAATTATGGGAAAGTCATATATTATGTCATATCAGTACGCCCTGCTCGCAGTTGGCAGACGAAAAGAATACAGGGACGCATACTACGCAGTGCCTTGTGATAGGCACGGAAATGAATTGCCGTATTTGGGTGACGACGATGCTTTTATGAAGTACGGCACGAGAAAAGTCCTTGATTATTATATTAAGGACAAGGTCATGTATTGCTTCTTAGATGTTGGGTCTTGACATACGCAAGCGTATTCTTTATACTAATTATATTATTGTAAAGGAGACGTGCAATGGCAAGGAAATCATATACAAGTAGCGAAGTTAAGCTTCGGTGGAAGAAAAAAGCATACCACGCCTACGGCATTAGTCTTAGGTATGACACAGACCAAGAACTCATTGACTTTATTGAGGAGCACAAAGATAAATACGGAACGACAAACATCTTCCGCGACGCTCTCGAAATGTATATCAAGTCAGGCGCTTTAGATTAAATGAGCAGGGGTTTTCTCCCCTGCTCTCTTTTTTATTTTTTTGGAAACTAATTTCCTCTGAGGAATAATGTTGTCAATTAGGCATGACGATGTTCGTGAATTTCGTTATGGCAATCTTTTTTATCTTTCTTAGTTCTGAGGTATTCTTTATACCGCAATGTTCGATGATGTAATCGTCGTCATACTTATCTATTAGCCACCATCTGAGGACGAGCCGTTCGACTTCGGGCAAATCCATAAGTCCATTGACTACCATTCCGCAGTACAATTCGTACTCAGCTTCCCTTAACTCTAATATACTTAAATACTGTTCCCAATCCCCTCTCGTCGTAGCGCCCACGGGATTCTCAAGATATCCTTTAGACAGTTTTATTGCGTCCTTAATGGTGCTCAGCGTTCTTCGGTTTTTCTCATAGTCTGCTATCAGAGAGCAAACATCAAACGTCCAATACCGCATTATCCTCACCTGCTATTTCCACTAAGGTCTTGTCATACAGCTCACGCTCATCATCGTGGGGTCTTTTTGTTTCCCTTTTCTTGTCGAGCACATCATACAGAATGTAATCAATTACGTCGTTCATGTCGCTGATTGTATCTGTCACGGCTTCCTTGAAGTCCTCGTAAGTGAGCCATGCTTCTTTGCTCACAACAATCGGTACAGTGCAATGAGTCGCCACATACTTGTTGCAGTCCTCGCACTTAGGATATATGCAGGACTCCATCATCTTTCCTCTGTCCTCTGCCACCCATTCAAGGGCTTTATTCTTCTTTGGTGCAGTCTCCTGTATATAAATCTCGTTGGTTATGAATCCGTCCTGCTCAATTTCTCTCATTTGCCCTCTCCTTTTCTCTCCTCAAATGGTCTAATATATGCCACAAGATTACAGCTAATGCGTATATCTTTGTTTCCTTCCCTACCGTTTCGTCCATTATGCGGTACAATTCTTCCGCATCTATGTTCATTTGTTCCCTTGTCATTCGTTCCTCTCCATCTCATCGAGAGCCTTGTCATACTCATAATCTCTTCTGCTGTCATACATCCACGCACAATCCGTCTGCGGAGTATCGGCATCCCAATCTACTTTGTTGTAGTTGCAGACACTCCATATACACTTGTCGCAATCCGTCTGCGGAGTATCTTTCGGTGCATAACCGCTCGGAACACAATATTCATCAAGGTTATTGGCTATGCAGTTATCACACCCATTGTGGTTACATATATCGCAGTAATCGGGTGTCTTTATCCTCTTCGTCTGCGGAGTATCGGCTGTGTCATATGCTCCCATCTCTCGGATATATGCCTTGAGTTCGTTTAGCGCATCAAGTCTGCCACGCTTATACTCTTTCTGCGAGGCATCGGCTATATCTTCTGCCATCTGCTCGATGGTCAAGTCGCCCCTGACATTATTCTCATAAAGGTATTCGATGATTTCTTCTTTCGTCATCTACTCGCTCCTTTCCTTTGTCTGCTCCGTATAGAACTCGCATAATTCGGGAACACATATATCCCCGAAATCATCAAAGTTTTTAATAGGACATTCGTCCATATCTTCTACGTCCTTGTTGGAATAATTGCACAATGCGATAGGTGGTAATGCGAATATTTCTATGCCATCTTTTGTCATTAATGTCATTCGCTACTCCTTTCTAAACCTGTCGGAATTTCCGACAAGTTGTTCGGTTTTTCCGAACTGTTCTCGGTCTTGCGGTCTGCGTCGATAACATACGCTACGTTGCCACCATACACGATGCCGATGCCTAATGTGCTTTCGCTTATCTTGTACCAAATGCCACGCTTA